GAAGATGGATGATCTCATGGACGTTGGCGAGAATATCATCGGCCGCTTGGCACCTTACCAAAGCGCCAAGGAAATGGGAGTTAATTTTAAATCGCTTTCAAGAAAATCACTTCACGGATTCAGGACGGCGGCAAAGGAAAAAGAGGCTGCCCTTACCAAGGCGGCTGACGAATATGGCGCTGTTGTCTATGACAAGACGCTCGTTGATACGGCAAAGAAAATTGTTCAGTTCTATGATGACACGCTTCAAATGGGAATGAAGGACACTGCCGGAAGATACGGAAGAGAGGAAGCGGAAGCAATGCTGATTCCCTCCAAGGTTCCAGCACCGCTTATTGATTTTCTGCGAACACAAGTTTTGAACACAAGCACTGGCGCGAGGACCATCAAGCAGATGTATGGACTCCGTGCGCAGATGGACGCGCTCCGTGAGACCCTTGAGAAAGGAGCCTACGGCAATATCGCTGATGACATGTCCAATGTCGTCCGTGCGTGGGAAACTGACATAGGAAATCTCAGCAAGAGCGGCGTACCGGAAGTTCACAAACTATGGAAAGACTATGAGGATTTTGTCAGCAACGGCATGCTCATCTGGGGAACGGATGTAGGACAGGCAGTCGGCAAGGTTCAGCGCTACGGATTCAACCTGAAGATAGGAAATGATCCCGTGCGTGCTTCCCATAGCCTGTGGAAAACAATCATCGACGTGGCGGAGAAGGACCCATCACTCGTTGACCTTAACATTAAGGCTCTTCGCAATATCGTAGGTGATAAGGCCTACAACAAGGGACTAGGAGTCTACATTGCAGATACATTCAACAACTCCATCGTTCAGAAGGAAGGAGCGGAGATATTTGATGCTGGTGTATTCAGAAAGGCGCTAGGGCTTGGAAGTGAAAAGAGACTAAGCTCATTCTTTAAGGATGCTCTTCCTGGACCAACGGTCACCAAGACAAAATACATTGATGAGTTTGGAATTGAAAAGGAATTCGTGGACGACATCTTTGGAAAGACACTGAAGGATGCAGGCATAGAGGCTGGGGAAGGTCTAACCAAGACGGAAATGACCCGTCTCCCTACGCATGCGATGCTTGAGGATTTTGCAACGGTCATGGAATCAGCCGCCAAGAACGGCATACCGGAAATTAGCACGTTCATGCAGCGTCGTGCAGTCATGGCAGGGGTACGAACATCAATCACGTCAGCTCTTCCGACACAGGCACTCGGACTAAAGACAAAGACAGCTGCTGCGGCAGGAGCCGGAGTCTTATTTCCTGGATGGGTGAAGACAGCGGCTTTGGCATGGGGAGCGAGGTACATGGCCGGGGTGTTAACATCACCAGTATCAATGCGCGTCTACATGAATACAATTGACGATACGCTTCCACAGGCACTGCGCGTGCTTAATTTTCAAAAGCTCGTAAGGATGTTTCCAGAGGAATGGATGGACTTCGATAAGGAGCTAGCAGAACTGGAAGAATCACAACGCTATCTCGATACGACCGAGAAAGTAATGCAAAAACCTAATGAATTGAAAGAGCAAGGATCAAGATGGAAAAATCTCGCCGTTGAGGGTGGCAAGAACGTCCTCGAAGGATTGGATAAGATAGAGCCAACGGCTCCGGAGATGATTCAGAATATGATGCAAAAGCCGGAATCAATCTATCCTGACGCCGACTACGCACCTGAGGTGGGTGGTGAAGGTGCGGGATACGACCAGACATCAATGGCGCCGGCCAACCAGGCCGGATCATCGTTGATGAGCAGCAGGGTCATGAATCCAGCGGCGGCACAGGCACTCTACGGAGGCGACCTGGACTCGGCACTCGCCTACAACGCAGGACAGCCGCAGTACGCGGCAGGCGGAGGGCTGATTGAGATGAACCCAGTCATGGGAAATGACGGGAAGTTCACGGAAATGCAGACAGGCATCAACGACAACCCCTTCATGAAGAACGCCAAGGGCGGAGGCATACTGAGTATATTATAATGGTAGAAGAAGCACAAAGACAACGTACAACTTTTCCTGACGCGAGAGAACAGTTTACAGCTAATCAAGGATACCAAAGAACAGTTGTTGATCCTATAGTAAGAAGACGACAGGATTTGGTAAAATCCTATGAAGGAACAGGAATTACACCACAAACATTTCCTGATTGGGCTCCTCATGATTTAATGAATCCACTTCAATCTTTTACTGATCTTCCAGTAGGAGGAAAATCTTGGCTCGGTTCTCCTATGTGGATGGATGCAGGAACTAAATGGAAACAAAATATACCCTTAATGTTGCGGAGTTTAAAACAACGAGATGAGTTTAAAGACTGGAGTGATGATGAGTTAACACACTACATGCATCGTATCTTCAGTAATCGTGGGGGGCTGGTGAGCTTAGTATAATGGCAGACGAAAAAATGTTGCAGAACCGTGAGGACATCATCAGGATTGAGGGGCAGCTGAAGCTCATCAACCAGAAGCTGGACAACCACATCTCGCACCTTTCAGCAAGGGTTGATACGATCTTCAGGATCGTGTGGACAGTCTCGTTCGGTGTGATGGCGTTGATTTTACGCGCGGCTTATATGGGGATAATGGGATGAACTACGATAAATTATTAGAGTCAGTCAAGAAACACGAGGGATTTCGGGACACCGTGTACCGCGATACACTAGACAAAAGAACCGTTGGGTTCGGCCACCTCTGCGTGGAGGACCACTGGGAGGACGGGAAAAAATACGACAAGGAATATCTGGAAGAGATTCTGGAAAAAGATTTACAGAGTGCCATAGATCAGACGCATGATATGTGCGCACACTTAAAGATTTCAGATGATGCGAAAACCATCATTTGTGAGATGATTTTTCAGCTTGGGGGGAACGGAGTTTCCAAGTTTCGAAAAATGTGGGCGGCGCTTCAAGAGGATCCACCAAATTATTTTGAAGCGCATGTCCAAATGCTTGACTCACGCTGGAGTAAACAAACACCCAATCGTGCGGTAGAAATGGCCGAGACTATGAAAATGTGTGGATAAATTTTAATTTCTATGCTATAATGTGGCGTGGAATTAATAAAGAAATATAATTACGCAGATCTTAAACGACAGGACGGGGATGTAAGATTATATCTTACACCGGATGGTGAAAGCTTACCCTCGGTCACATCCGTACTGAATAAGACAAAGGATCGCTCTTTCCTGAAAAAGTGGCGTGAAAAAGTTGGCGAGAAAAAAGCCGAGGAAATCATTCGGGATTCTACCCAGATTGGAACCGCGCTCCACCTATATATGGAACGTTTTGCGAACGGAGAAAAATACAAGGATCTTACTAAAATAGGGATACAGGCGGAGAAAATGGCCAAAAAGATCATCAACGAATCATTTCAGGACATTACAGAAGTGTGGGGATCGGAGGTTCACCTCTATTATCCCAAAAAGTACGCAGGAACAACGGATATGGTGGGCCTTTACAAGGGAAAGCCCACAATCATTGATTTTAAGCAGACGAATCGGCCAAAGAAGCGCGAGTGGGTACAAGACTACCTTATGCAGCTTGCGGCGTATGCCCAGGCACACAACAAGCTTTTTGATACGGACATAGAACAAGGAGTCATTCTTATGTGCTCTCGAGACCTTACTTTTCAGCGCTTTGAGCTTATGGGGGAGAAATTCAACCGCGCAAGCGACTCCTTCATGAAAAAACTTGACTTATATCTAGAGAGTATTATATAATACTCACAGGATGCCGTAATGGGTCCTGCTAAATCTTGCTTTAATAGGAGGTTAATATGAACGAATTAGAGCTAATACGTAACCATTTTCTTGGTTTTCACAACGACTTTTTTGACAGTTTCAGAAGAGTATCAACTTATCCACCATACAACATAAAAGAAAAGGATGACTTAGGCGTCATTGAATTTGCTGTAGCTGGGTTCGCTGAGAAGGATTTGAAAGTTGAGGTCAAGGACCAGACCCTGCATGTTTATGGATGCAAGGAAGAAAAAAAGTCTGAGGACTTTTATCACAAGGGAATATCGGATAGAACTTTCCAAAAAAAGTTTAAACTTCATGAACACATTGTGATTAATGGAGCCGAGCTGAAGGATGGTCTCTTAAAGGTGGCATATCATAGAGAAGTGCCAGAGTCCGAAAAGCCAAAGCAAATAAAAATTAAATCCAAGTAGAAAGTTCTTCACCGCTGATTTCTTTGGCGATGTTGACCTTGTTCCGAAGGGACTTAATGATTTTATCATCCACAGTCCCTTTGGCTACTAGATCAATGTAGAGTACCTTGTTCTTCTGCCCTATGCGATGGGCGCGGTCTTCCGACTGTATTCTTTTCTCAAGATCATAGTTGTTTGAATAGTATATGACAGTGCTGGCTTCCGTGAGAGTAATTCCGTATCCACCAGTCTGCGTGTTTCCTATGAAGAAACGAAGCTTTGAGTCTGGATCCTGAAATTTATTAATGCATTTCTGCCTGTCTTCCGTTGGTGTTGCGCCGTAGTAGGTGCAGCAGGAATCTTTTCCAAAATCGCTTAAGGCTATGTTGGCTTCAATCTTTTCAATGTCATGAATGTAATTGGCCCAGATGATAACCTTTCCACTTGTCTCTCCCAGAATCTGCATCAGTTCATCAATTCTGCTACTTTTAAGATCTAAGGTGTACCCCTCGTCTGTTTTCATATGGCCGCATGTTATCTGGTGCAGTCTTATTAATTGTGTCAATACATTGACGGCTGTCATGGACTGTCCCTTAAGCACTGACATGGCATTTGCTTTCATATCCTTATAGGCTTCCTTTTGCTCATCGCTCAGTTCCACTTCACGCTTGATGTATAGCTTATCCGGCAGGTCCAGGCAGTCCTTCTTCAATATTCGGTATGAATGAGGCGCTACACGATCCCCTAGTTCCTTAAGATTTCTGAACTTTACAATCTTCTGGTACCTATGGGTTCCGCCAGCTGCCGTTGCCTCTATGACCACGGCGTACCGGGTTCTGAATGCATAGTAGCTTGACTGCCCTAATATATAGGGATCAAGAAAATCCATCTGCGCCCATAGATCCATTGGTGATTGCGTCACTGGAGATCCTGTCAATATCCTTCTGTACTTAGTCTCAGTGGCGAGCGCTAAAATTGCCTTTGTTCTTTTCGCCTTTGGATTCTTGATCGTCGTGCTTTCATCCACGATCATCATGGATCTTCCAATGAGAAACAGCTTGGCGAAATCAACTCCTCTCTTTGAGGAAAAAGCTTCAACATTCATGATCATAATTTTTAGTTCAAAATTATTATTCATCATTGATCTTAATTCCGCCATATATTTCTGGCTTGTGGATTGTTTCCATATGACCACGTTCTTTTCTATGT